TGATTACGTTTCTGACTTAGAGATCAAACATTATTCCACTGATAGCAGAGCAAACTCATATTACTCTGCATTATTACAAGGAGCATATCCTACTAGTGTTGGTGAGATAGCTTTATCCTGGGAAGGTGGTGGCGAATACATGACGATCGACGTTACATTCGCATTTGACAATTATGAATATTCTGCAGACAAAGCAGGAAGTACAGGATCTGGTTCTACAAGAGGAGCGGGTTTATTAGATATCCTTGGTGATATCGCAGGGTTTGCTGATACTGTACGAGGTACATTAAAGTCAGGCAAACCAAGAAGCATTCAAGATGCAGTTAACAAATTACAGAGGATTGGTAATTCACTAGACAACGTATCGTCTAATTTACCAGACTCAAATAATAAAGGATAACCTTAGGAAATACATTATGGCATTACCAAAAATTGACTTACCATTAAACGAATTAACTTTACCGAGCAATCGACAACAAGTTATGTATAGGCCGTTTACAGTAAAAGAAGAAAAGATATTATTAGTTGCAGCGGAAGCTCAAGATGCAATGGTAGAAATGATGGCGATTAAACAAGTTGTGAATAACTGTTTGTTTGATATTGCGATTGAAGATATATCAATGTTAGACTTAGAATACATATTTTTAAAATTGAGATCAACATCAATTAATAATACGGCAAAGTTTAATATTAATGATCCTGATACGGGTGAATCAGTCCCTGTAGATTTTGACCTTGATACGATTGAGATTATAAGAGATCCTGAACATACAAAAGTAGTAAAGATTAACGATGATTTGGTATTATATTTAAAGTATCCAAACATTGATGATTTCACAAAGATCATAGGTATGGAAGCAAGTGATCCATTAGTGAATTACGTCATTATGGTTTCTTGTTTAGATACATTAGCAACCGATGACGAAGTACATAACTTTAGTGATTACGATGAAGATGAGATTGCGGCATTCATGGACAATATGTCTGGTGATATCGTTAAAAAGATTTCAAGGTTTTTTGAAACTATGCCAAAACTAAAACAAGAGTTAAAGTATACAAATAGTAATGGTGATGAGAAAACATTCGTAATAGAAGGAATGCGAAGTTTTTTTACGTAGGCCTTAGCCACATGAGTCTAGGGCATTATTATCAATGTATTTTCGGTTTGGCACAACATCACAAATGGAGTATTAGTGATATTGAAGGACTAATGCCATACGAGAGAGATTTATACTTTGATATGTTATTAGAATTCATAGAACGGCAAAAAGAAGCCAGAGATAATAAAGGGTAATAAAATAAAATGGCAGAATTAAGCAAAGAGACATTGGCGATTTTAGATCGACTTAAACGCGAAGGTGCATTAACGCGTAATGCGACTAGCGGCAATTCCATTAAACAAATCATGGGTAAGCTTGATAAGTTTAGTGTTGTCTTTGAAAACATCAATACTCAAATTGCTCAAATGAATAAAACGTTTGGGCAGATGCTTGGTGCAAATCCTTCTACCTTTGTTGGACCATTACCTTCTGGAGCAACATCATCTTTAGAACCTACTTCTGTTAAAATTGATGTAGAGTCTTTGAGGGCAATGGGAATTGATGAAGAGACTATTGCTCTTCAAAAACAAGCTGCCGAATTAAATATTAAAAATAATTTAGAAGACGAAAAGCTTCGAGACGAAACGGAAAAGAAACGAAAAGAAGATGATAAAGACAAGCGGCAGAAAGCAAAGTCAGATGAACTAGCCAATTATTGGAGAACCAAAACAATCTCCGGTCAGGCTATGACTAATCCTTTGAGTTTCTTTACTAAACTATTAAAAGGTGCAGCAATTGGTTTTGTTGGATTTAATGTTGTAAGAGGTATAGTAGATCAATGGACAGATGGAGCTTTTACTAAGTTCGTCGAAGATATAGATTATGCTGCTATTGGCGAAGGTATTAAAACATTTACTAGTTTCTTATCAGATTCTCCTTGGTTAGGATTCTCTGCCGCTTTATTAGCTTGGACGGCAATTGATTTTGGTGTACCACTTGCACTTAATGTTACCGGTGAAGTAATACGAACAAGCATGTTAGCCAAGATGCTAAATAAAGGTGTAATGGGTGGAGTTGAGAAATCACCAGGATTCCTCAAGACAGTCGTGAGCTTAAGAGGATTAGCCCTTGCTACTGCTGGTGTTGCCTTGATGGCTGGTGGTGAAGCCTTTGCCAATGTAATTCGTAAAGAAATGTCAGGAATGACGCCCGAACAAATTAAAAATGAAAAGTTAACCGTTGATGCAGGTGATGTCGTTTCAACATTAGGTTATGCTGCCGGTGGCGCAACAATAGGGCTTATGTTTGGCCCAGGTGGAGCATTGATTGGTGGTATATTAGGATTTGCTTATGGCATTGGCAGTAAAGTACTTGAATATATGGCAGCGAGTTCAATGGAAAAGATAAACTTTGACGAACTGGGTGAGCAACAAGATAGAGATAAAGCTATCATTGCACAACAAATGTTAGATGAGCACGCAGCAGGTACAAGAGAGTTATCAAAAGCACAATTAGACGCATTTAAAATTCAAGCACAAGGACCTAGTCAAGATAGATTGGATGCAGTGAATAATGAGATTGGTGATCAGCGAAATGTATTAGGAAGACAACTTAGCGCTTTAGAAAAGAAAGATGCTAGTAAGCAGTATATCCCAGGTCAAGGTCCGGGCTCAATGGGACAGTACGTAGATATCCTTGACGGTTCAGTGATTAAAGCAAATGAAGCTGCTAAGGCTGCGGATATTGCGGCTAAGACAGCAGAGCTTAAACTTATAGAAGATAAAGCACAAGAAAGAATAGATGCTGGTCTCGCAACCAAAGAACAACTAGAATATGTTGCTCCTGTAGGATTTATGGAAGGTGTTGGTTCATTTTTCGGTCAAGATTCATCAGACCGAGTTAGAAATAGAGCAGAGAAAGAAGCTGAAACATTAGCAACTAATAAAAGAATAGCGGATAGACTAAGTAAATACTTTGATGAAAAAACATTTGATGATTACTTGTCAAAGGAACAACGTGCTGCTATTATAGCAAAGGTTGAGGCCGAAGGCGGGAACCAACATACTATAGTTAATGTAATTAAAAATGAAGGTGCTCGTATTAACAACGTTGATAATAGCGATAAATCAAGTAGTAGTGTATCTTTCCAAAATCTTGTTGGTGGTGGTAGCGGAAAGCCGGCGATGCCTACGGGTTAATTAAAAAGGGATCCCGAAGGATCCCCTTGTTTTGTTAAAGTGTTTCTACGCCACTCTGTAGATATGCTAGGACCTTCTCAGGAGTTGTTTCTCCATACGGATCCGTACCACAATCATCTTCTTTGCCATCTTCCACAAACATCCTTTCAACAATGCCATTATCTACAACCATAGCATATCTCCAAGATCTTGCACCGAAGCCAAGATTGTCTTTACGAACAAGCATATTCATTCCTGCTGTAAAATCACAAGATCCATCTGGAATAAATTTAACATTCTTTACTCTTAGATCTTCTGCCCATGCATTCATAACAAATGTATCGTTACAAGCAATACAATAAACTTCATCAACATCACTCTCAATAATCTGATCGTATAATACGTCAAACCCTGGGACTTGATTATTTGAACAAGTTGGCGTGAATGCGCCGGGAAGTGAAAATACAACTACTCTTTTATCTTTAAAGTAATCTTCAGTTGTAGGATAAGTCCAATCGAACTCACCTGAGTCTACATTTCTAGTTCTTAATTTAAATTTAACGTTAGGTACAGTTTTCATAATATAATTCCTTATAGATGGGAGGCATTGCGCCTCCCAGATTAAATAGATTAACCTTTTAAGAATTCCTTCTTAGTATTAATCTTTATTTTGCGAGCCTTTTTACTTTCTGGAATTATTCGTTCCAGCGCAATTGTTAAAAGACCGTTTTTGAAGTCAGCGCCATTTACTTCAATATCGTCAGCAAGAGTAAAGCTTCTTGTGAACTTCTTGAAAGAAATACCACGGTGAACGTATTCACCACCGCCGTTGAAGTAATCGCCAGCATCATCCCATGTGGAACGAACAGTTAATACATCTTCTTTTACTTCGATTTCTACATCATTAATATCCAAACCTGCGAGGGCAAGATCAATAAAGAATTCTTTTCCTTTTAATGTTCTGATATTATAAGGCGGGAAGCCTTGAGATTGATGTGTTTGTGGGAACTCCACTAATCTGTCAAAGACTCTATCGAATCCTACGGCAAACGGGTGCAGTGAGTTTATGTTTAATCCAGGCATGTTATTCTCCTATTAAGCAAGATTAATTATTATCTGATGGTAATACCCATCGGTTATTGAAAGACCCTTACGGCATCTTACAAATTTATTTATACTCCGGTACTACCTATACCACCTTTTCGGTCGGTTTTTGTTTTTGGAGCGGTCTTACGTTCTGTTAACTCTTCTTGTTGTACTTTTGATATTTTACACTGGGCTAAACGATCACCATGCGATACGATAACAATGGTATCAGACATATTGTGTACAATGATATGAGTTTCATCCACATAATCAGAATCAATAATTCCAACGCTGTTAACTAGAACTAAACCTTTCTTTGTTGCTACACTCGAACGAATAAACATTTCCATCATGTGATCTTTTGGAATATCGAATATGAGTCCTGTTGGAATTAGTACTCTTGCGGCAGGAGGAACTGTAATTCCTATTTGACCTGAACCACCGATAATCTTTGGATAGATAGGAACTTGTTTATTGAATGGAGTATAGCATTTGAGTGTGCTGCCAATCTCAAGACATGCCTTAACGTCAAAGCAAGCTGAGCCTTGTGTTGCATATGATGGGATTTCTGCGGTGTCGCGAATTTTAAAAACTTTCATAATGTATGTTCCTATTTGTTATATTATATAACAGTTATGTGGAAATGTCAATGGTTATTTCTTTCCAATATTATATTTGACTGTCAATTCCCATTCATTCTTTTCTTTAAACGAAATGATTTTAATTTGATTCAGAGAAGCTACTGGATCCTTAGTCTTTGTTGGATCTATTATTTTAACAAGTTCCCATTCTTCCAATAAGTTCACAATCGTATTACGACGTGCTATATCTTCTTCTGTTAACGTGTTGTGCTTTCCATCAAGGATAAACAATTCTTTAAAATGCAGAATCGCGTATCTACCCTTCTTATGAAGGATATGACATGATTGATATAATTTCTTTTCTTTGCGGCTTGAAATGCCGATACGTGTTAAAGTCTCTTTCACCTTTAGGAAGCTGTCTTGCGTGGGTAACTCAACCTCCGCTCCAACTCCTTTGAAAATATCTAAACTGTCCATTATACATATTCACCTTTATTAATATTATTAGTAGTCGCAATGTCACATAGTACATCATATAAAGTTATTTATTAATATCATAACTTCAACCACCAATATTCATTTTCTCGTGGACAGTTTTAATTTGATCTTTGGATAGACATTTAAAATATTGCTTGGCTACTGTTCTATTACAATCATAAACATGTTGGATTGCATCAAGGTCTTTATCTTTATCGGCTTTCGGCCATTTAGAAAATCTTTTGCGTTTTCTTAGTACAGCTTTATAATAATCGAACTGCGCTTCATGGAAAAGACCGTGACGCATGTTCATTTCGTTAGCATGTAAAATACAATCATCGAAGTTTACAAAGCCACGATTAATAACATATGCATTATATTGTTTTACTGTATGTTCTGGTT